AATGCGAACTTAGCAACAGCTAACAAGTGGGCATTAACATACGATGCTGACTTGATCCCATTAGTTCAGTTAACAGTTAACTCACCTCTTGATACATCAACATATTAATCGTAAGATTAAATTGCTTTGCATGGTCATCACAAAACCTCATCAATTATTGGTGGGGTTTTTTCTTTACGCTACAATAAAACTAAAATTACTTTTTGAGATCGTGGCAGCTACTATAGACGCAACAATATCTGGAGCAAACGCTAATAGCTATGTCACATTAGCTGAAGCAAACGCATACTTTGAAACCGTCCCAAGTTCTACGCAATGGGATAACAAACAAGATGATAAAAAGAATCGAGCATTAATAGCAGCTACAAGATGGATTGACAGCTTTATGTATTTTGGAGATAGATGTGATCAAGGTCAGGCATTGAAGTTTCCTAGAAATAATTATCAGGTAGATGATGTTGAATTATCTTGTACTGTAATTCCAAATAATATTAAATATGCACAATATGAATTAGCCAGAGCTTTAGCAAATGATACCGATGCAATAACTGGAACTACTGGTAAAGACGGAAATATTGCTGAAGCAAAATTAGGAGATTTACAGGTAAAATTTAATACATCTAGTCAGGGAACTGGCTCAACAAATAATATTTTAGATGTTTACCCTTGGTTACAAAGTTATCTTGGTGCGTATATGATTGGTGGAGCAGGATCTTTCCAAATGAGGGTAGTACGAGGATAATATGTCATTTATAGACAATACTTTTAAAAGTTTACCAAAACAATTATTAGATAAATTTGGTATTGATGTTACTTATATTAAGACAGCTACATCTCAGACATACAATACGACTACAGGTGAAGTTAGTGGATCTGATACAAATATTGAAATAAAGGCAATTATAAGTAATGTATCTGGATCGGTTTATGAAGGTACAAGTCAGACAAATGATCTAAAGATTATTTTTGGTAATGATGAATTAGGAAGTTACTATCCAAAAGTAAAAGACAGGATTCAATATGCAGAAGATGGAGTAAATAAAGTTGCAAGAATTATTAGTATTAATACATCCAGAGGAGAAGACCCTATACTTCATACAGCTATAGTGAGGCCACAATAATGGCAAAAGCTACAAAACAATTAAAACAATTAGAAGTAGAACTTACGAATGTTACTGCTGCGATTGTAAACGAAGGAATGGGAGGTGCAGCAGAAAGAACAGTAAGGACATTGCAACTTCTTGGGCCGTCATGGACAGGTTTATATTCAAATTCATGGCAAATAGAAATATCAGGCAAAAAATCTACAGGAACTCGTAGAAGAGGTGAAGCTAAACCTATAAAAAGTCCAAAAATTAATGCAAGAAATTTAAGAGGGACTAAATCAGCTAAATGTTCAATAGTGAATTTAGCTAGAAGCAGAGGATATGCACAAGATGAAAGATTAGGTAGGTTTAGAAGAGGAAAAGCTGGAGGTAAAAACATAGGAGATCAACCTTTAACACAACAAGGTCGTAGAAGTTTGAGGTTTGAAGGTTCAGGTAGATTAAAAGAAGGTTATCGAGGAGATATTGGTGGTAGTCCTGGTGGTTTTTCTAGTGCTACTGCTCCATTAGATTGGTTTAAAACTTATACAGCTGGAGGAAGATTTCAAGCTGATGTTGCTTTAGAACTTAACAAAGCGTTAAAGAAAGTAAAATCAAGGAGTAAATTTATAAAATGAATTATCAAGGAATTAGATCAAAGTTTGAAGCACCTATAAAAACTGCCTATGCAGCATTAAGTCCTGCCGTACCAGTGTTCTTTGATAATTTTGGTGATGTGACATCGGATGCTGACAGCGAATTTGTTTATGTAAATGTTCAATTTGGATTAACAACTGAAGTTGGCTTAACTTCTTCATTAGATAATATAAGAGGAATTATTACTGTTAGAGCTTTTGCAGAAAAAGATAAAGGACCAGCTAGAAGCCAAACATTAATTAACACAGCTTTTACAGCTATTGAGACAATAAATAATACAGGACAACCTACAAGTGGTATTCATGTAAGAACTGGAGAGGTAACAGGACCTAGTTTTGAAGATGATAGACCTTTCTTTGTATCAACAATCGAAACAAATTTTCAAGCTACAGTAATTTCTTGAATTATTGTAGAAATTTAAGCTATCCTATAGACATATCGGGTAGTACCCGTATGTTCAAACCTTAGAATTATTAATCATGGCTACAGTTCTATCGGGTACTTCGGGAGCGTTATATTATTCTCCTGCTGGTACAAGTGTAACAACTCTTACAGCATCAGCTTTTCCTTCATCAGGAGGAAACATTACTGTTGGTACACAGTTGGGTTACAGAGTGAATGACACAGTAACACTTGCATATCCAGCAGGATCTACAGTAACTAACTGTATTCCAGCAGCAGATTATTTTGTAAAAACTTATGATGCTTCAACTGGTATTATGACAGTTTCGTCAACAGCAGGAGGAGCAGCAGTAACAGCTTCAGCATCTCCTACTTTCGTTGCTGGTACATTTGCAAGCATTACATTTACAGAACCATTAGTTGTTGGATCTGTAAGAGAATGGAGTTTTGAGATAACCAGAGCAGAAATTGATGTAACAAGTATTGGTCAAACTGTTACTCAAACTGCACCATTTAGAACCTTTATCTCAGGTTTCGCTGATGGTAGTGGTTCTGCTAGTGTTTACTCCACAGATGATGACACATTACTATCCAGTAGAATGGTTGAAGATGTTATCCAACGTCAACAAACTGGTGCAAAGGTAAGATTGTATATTGATCGTCAGATGAGTGGTGCAAACGTAGATCAAAACGCAAGTAGATCAATTTTGGCAGATATTATTCTTACTTCTGCGAGTTTCAACGTAAACCCAGATGACGGACAGGTTGTAGAGATAGCCTTCAGACCTAGTGCTGCTCCTACATTTGACTTATCTAAATCAGCTTAACTAAATTAGCATAACTTAACGAACCTCAGATATACTGAGGTTTTTTATTAACTGTTGTATTATACTAGATATAAGTAATTAATCATGTATGGCATCTAATTTATCCGCATTGGATCGTTTAAGAAAGGCAGCAAATCTTGAACCCGTAAAAAAAGAAGTTACATTATCTGATGGCTCTATTTTTGAAATGTATGTAAGTCCATTAACAATGGCGGAAAGAGAAAGAGCACAAAGACTGGCTAAAAGTGATGATTCAAATGCTTTTGCTTTACAGTTATTACTTGCAAAAGCTCAAGATGAAAATGGTATAAAACTTTTTAAACAAGGAGAAATTGACATATTAAAAAACGAAGTAAAAGATAGCGACTTACAAACTTTAATGCTTGCTATATTACAAGAAGATGAGGAAATACTTGACCCAAAAGATTAGTTGCTGAATTAAAAAAAGATAATTGGTTATTATTACAATTTGGAATAGCAAAAGAACTAGGTAGAACTTTGTCAGAAATACGAATGATGACGCAAGAAGAAATCATAGGTTGGAGTGCTTATTTTCAAGTTATAAATGAAGAGCAAGAAAAAGAATTTGAAAAAGCAAGACGTAGAAGATAAGCTAGAATAGAGTAACCTTTTATTGTTTTACTGTGGCAACAAAAGCAGATATAGAAATTGCCGTAAAAGGTATTCAACAGATAAATAAGGCAAAAAGAAGCATTGGAACTTTATCTACACAAATTGATAAATTAAATAAAGAAGCGTCTAAAAATGTTTTTGGAAAGGTTCGTCAGGGTTTTCAGGGTTTAGGTAAAAGCACTGATAATTTAAATAATTTATTAAGTAAAGCTCAAAGTAATTTTAATAAAGCTGCTGCAGGAACAGATGTAGCAAGGAAAGCAGCTATCAGTCTTGTAGATGCTGAAGAAGAATTAAATAAAACTTTAAGAGAACAAAGTAAATTATTAGAACAAGTAAGAAGAAAAAAAGGAACAGGAGGAATACGGGGTGCATTATTTGGACAAGGAGAAGAACAAGTTCAAAGAAGGAGACAAGCATTATCCAGTGGAGCGATTGGTGGAGCTTTTCCGTTGTTATTTGGACAAGGTGGAGGAGCAGCTTTAGGTGGTGCTGTTGGTGGTGCAGCTGGTGGACTTATGGGAGGGCAATTTGGTTTTGCTCTTTCTCTAGTTGGTACTCAACTAGGTGCTGCTGTTGATAACTTTGTAAAGGGAGCAGCTAGTGTAGGACAAGCATTGAACCCTTTAACTGCGGATCTAGATGCTTTAGTTACTTCTCTAGGATTTACTGGAACAGCAGAAGCAGAAAGAATTAAATTAATAGAACAAGCTCAAGGAAAACAGGCAGCTTTAAATGCAGTTACAGCACAAATGAATCAGGTATTAGGTGCAGATGCAGTTGAAAGTTTAAAACGTTTTGGAGAAACTTCTCGATTAATTGGAAATAATTTTTCACAAGCATTATTAAAATTACAAGGTGCATTAGCTCCTGTTTTAGAAACTATTGCAAAATTTGTCAGCAAAACTACAGGTGCAGAACAAGGTGAGATTGATAGATTAAGTAAAAGTAGGATTGGAACCGACCCAGAAGCAGTTGCTATACAGCGAAGAATAGCTGAATTACAAGCTAGACCAGGTGCAAGTCGATCAGGAGCTATACAAGGTCAAATAGCTAATCTTAAAGCGGAGCTTGAAGCTAGAAAGAAAATTTTAGCTGAACAAAAAAAAGAAGATATTTTAAGTTCTAATAAAAATAAAAAATTAGATATTGCTTTAGACAAGATAGAAAAAGAAAATAAATTATTTAATGCGACTTTAGATGGAAGAGAAGAAGAATTTTTAATTGAACAACAAATAGATGAAATTTTAAAATCTATGGATTTAACTGAACAACAAATTAATGATACACAGAAAGATAGGATTAGAAATGCTGTTAAAAATAATGTAGAGCTTAAGAAACAAGTTGATCTTGCAAAACAAGTAAAAGATGCGTTTGAATCTTTGAGTAAATCTATTAACAATGATATTAAAGAAGGTATTAAAGGATTGATTAAAGGAACATCTACTCTTGGAGATTTACTTAACAATGTTGCTGATAGATTCTTAGATGTAGCATTAAATCAAGCATTATTTGGTTCAATATTAGGCTCTGAAGGCAAAAAAGGTGGTGGTATTTTAGGTGCTATTGGTTTATTTGCTAACGGAGGTAGGCCACCAGTGGGCAGACCTTCAATCGTAGGAGAAAAAGGGCCAGAATTATTCGTACCAAGGACATCTGGAACGATTGTGCCAAATAATAAACTTGGAGGTGGCGGTAGTACGAATGTTGTTGTTAATGTAGACGCATCTGGAACAGATGTTCAAGGAGATGATGCCCAAGCGAAAGAACTTGGAACTCTT